GTATGATTGCCGCTAACATGACTGAAACCAACAAAATTGGTTACATCGCTTCGTTCCCTATTCCAGAAGTAATCCGTGGTATCAACGCATTCATGCTGGAAGCACAGAAGCATAACCCAGATATTGAAGTAGATATTATCTGGCTGTACACTTGGTTTGATCCTGCAAAGGAAGCAACCGCAGCACAGGCACTGATTGATGAAGGTGCAGACATTATCGTACAGCATACCGACTCTCCTGCACCTGTACAGATTGCAGAACAGAATGGTGTATACGCATTCGGTCAGGCGTCTAACATGTCCCGTTTTGGTCCTAACGCACATCTCGTTTCCATCGTAGACGATTGGGATTCCTACTACGTTGACCGTGTTGGTCAAGTAATGGACGGCACCTGGACTGGTGGCGATACTTGGTGGGGATTCACCAAAGATGGTCAAGGTGGTGAAGTAGGCATGGTTGCTCTGGAAAGCTACAATGTCGCTGCTATGGGTGAAGAACTTGTAGAGGCTGCTATGGCACTTGAAGCATCACTTGCTAATGGTGACCGTCACGCATTCCCTTGTGAGGGTCTGCTGAAGCAAGATGGTTCCGTTCCAGAAGATTGTGCTAATGGTGCTGATAATCTTGGTGACTGGCCAACTCTGTTGTCCATGAACTGGTATGTAGCAGGTATTGACGCATCAGTACCGAACTAATTAATCTCTATGTAGTCATTCACTACGATAATATGAAGGACTGGTGGGCACCTCCTAAAACGGTGTCTGCCAGACTTCCTTATTTCGAAGCTATGGATGAAATGAAGAGATTAAAAGAACTGAATCCTACTGATGACTATCAAGTTATGATGAGAGAGTGCAATCAGCCAGGAAAGAAATAAAAAAAGGGGACCAGCGATAAGCCAGTCCCCTTTTCAGTAATATTAAATTATTATTATTTGTTCTTCCAGATCATCCAGAGAACCCAAACCGCAAGCAGTCCTACAAGACCACTCGAACCAAGGGAATCTACCACACCAGATACGTTGTCGATTACGCTAACGCCAGCTGGCATAAATGGAACTGCGCCGAGTCCGAGCAGTTCTGCTACAATCGTGAGGGCAAGAAGGCTTACACCAAGATCAGCGATTTTACCAACCCACTTTTGTACGTTACTTACGATATCCATAATATCCTCCGTTTAAATTTTCGTAACTAATTATTTATATATCTTTTAAAATAAGGGTTGACATTTCACGTTGATAGATATATAATATTCTAAATCATATTTGTGATGGAGAAGTCTCATTATTACGTTTCAATCAGTCCAGTATAAAAACTTTTTATCCACTGGCAACTCCTTTACCAAAATTAATTTAAATAAAGATGCGACAACCCTAATTGTTGGGTCGAATGGTGCGGGTAAATCTACAATGCTAGATGCGCTGTCATTTGGATTATTTGGTAAACCGTATCGCAATATTAATAAACCGCAACTGATCAATAGTATTAATAACAAAGATTGTATTGTAGAAGTTGAGTTTTCGATCGGACCTAATACATACAAAGTAGTTCGTGGTATTAAACCGAATGTGTTTCAGATTCATCGTAATGGCGATCTGATGAATGAATCTTCTCATGCTAAAGAATTTCAAAAAATGCTTGAGCAGAATATTCTTAAACTCAATCATAAGTCATTTCATCAGATTGTAGTTCTTGGTTCTTCGTCTTTTATTCCCTTCATGCAGCTTGCAGGAGGTCACAGGCGGGAAGTAATTGAAGATCTGTTAGATATTAACATCTTTTCAAAAATGAATGGAATTATTAAAGATAATATTAATAATTTAAAAGAAAAAGTTCGTGATACAGATCATCAGGTAGACATAGTTAAAACTAAAATTGATGTTCAGCGAAAGTATATCCGTGATATCAAAAATCTTAATGAGGAAAAGATTTATGAAAAACAAACCGAAATCAAGGCGCAGGAAAATACAATTGAGCAGATCGAGCTTGAAAATGAAGAAATACAAGAAACTCTCCAGACAACGTATGATCAGACAGAAGAAAGCCTACGAATGGCTTCAGAATCTCTCAATCGATCCAGAACAGATGCAACTGGACTAAAGAAAGATATAGCAACCCTAGTTAAAGAGAGTAAGTTCTTCGATGATAACGATGTTTGTCCGACTTGCACGCAGCAGATTACTGAAGATATTAAACACGAGAAAAAAGCGGAGATTACAAAGAAGGCCAAAGAAGTCCAGGAATCGTATCAGGAGGTAAATGATCAAATTATAACTGGGCAAGAATTGGTTAGCAATTTACAAGAGCAGAATAAAAAGTCCCTTGACCTACAAGGATTACTCCGAGATAATAATACTAAAATTGATATGTCTCGCCGACTTATTTCTAGATTGGAAAAAGAGATCAGTGAAACTTCTGCCAGTAAAGATAATATTAAACAGGCTAGTAAAGACCTTGATGGGTATATTGATGAAAAAGATGATTTAATTACCAAGAAACTTGAACTAGCAGAAGAGTTTGACTATAGCAATATTATTGCAGATATGCTGAAAGATACTGGTATTAAAACTAAGATTATCAAACAGTATCTCCCTGTAATGAATAAGCTGGTCAATCAGTACCTACAGACACTGGACTTCTTTGTTCATTTTGAACTGAATGAAAGTTTCTCTGAGACTATTCGCTCACGTCATCGTGACAGTTTCTCTTATGATTCTTTCAGCGAGGGTGAAAAACAGAGGATAGATTTGGCACTGCTGTTTACATGGCGACAGATTGCTAAGATGAAAAACTCTGTAGCAACTAATCTACTCATTCTTGATGAGACGTTTGACTCTAGTCTAGATAATGACGGTGTTGAGAATCTGTTCAAGATTATTCATACTCTTGGTGAAGATACCAATGTATTCGTCATTTCTCATAAGGGCGAGATTCTTGATGGGCGTTTTAAGTCTAAGATGGAATTTTATAAAGATAAAAACTTTAGTAAAATGCGTTGAGAAAGTTCTTGACATTTAAGTTTATATCAGGTATAAGTAAGATATACGTTGTGAATGAGAAAGTTTGACATGAAATACAGTGAAGATCGAATCCTAAAAGAACTTGAAGAGTACGTTGCCAACACCTACAAAGGGCACTACTCTAAGCAAAATTTCCAAGCAACTGAGTTTATCATTGACTCTGGTCATGGGATGGGTTTCTGTATCGGAAACATCCTAAAGTATGCCCAGCGTTATGGTAAGAAGAATGGTCGTAATCGTGACGACCTAATGAAAATCGCACACTATGCGATTATGGCAATTCATGTGCATGATTTAGAAGAGGAAGAATTTAGCAATGCAGAATGATACCATGGAAGTTATCCGTAACTTCGGAACGATTAACCAAAACCTTGTGTTCAAACAGGGGAACGTTCTGCGCACTGTAGCAGATGCTAAGAACGTCCTCGCCAAGGCAACTCTCGAAGAAGAGTTTCCGCAGGATTTTGGTATTTATGATGTAAATGAATTTATGGGCGCATTTAGTCTCATTGAAGATGGTGAAGTATCTTACTATGATAGTCATATGAACATCTCCAATGGCAAATCTTCCATTAATTATTATTACTCAGATACTGAAATGCTCACGAATCCTCCTGAGAAGGATTTGAACATGCCAGAGTGCGAGGTAAAGTTTACCCTTACTCAAGATATTCTGGGTCAGCTACGCAAAGCTTCTTCTACACTGGGACATAAAAACCTAGTGATTAGTAGTGGTGTAACTGATCTGGTCACCCTATCAATTGTTGATATGAAAAACTCAACTTCTAATGCCTTTACAATTGAAGTTGAAGGCACATTCGATGATGCGCATGCGAATGCGCCACGTTTGAGTATTAACATTGATAACCTGAAACTTCTTCCTGGCGATTATAATGTAGAAGTTTCATCTAAACTGATCAGTAAGTTTACAAATACTAGTAGAGATATTGTCTACTGGATTGCTCTCGAGAAAAACTAAAGGATATATGAATAATGAATGAAGCACAATTTCTAGAACTTGGTGCAAAAGTCGCTCGATCTTCGATTGCGATTATTGATGCGATCTCTCAGCGTGGCGCTTTTAAAGGCGAAGAACTTTCTACTGTTGGTCAACTCCGTGACCAGTGTGTACAACTTGTACAGCAAGTAGAAGAACGTCAACAAGAAATGGATGAAGAGGATGATGAGTAATGGCTGATGAAGAACGTGGCACTTACACCGAATACACCCTTCAAATGCGTCGATATGAAGATTATGATAATGTGAGTGATGTTTCGCATACCTTTCGATCAGATGATGATGACTTGAATGAAATTCTTGAACATGCATCTTACTTTCTTCAAGGATGCTCCTTTACATATGTTAAAGGATTGACTGCTGAAAAAGAAAGCACTTAATAATGGAATGGGAGCTTGACTCCCATTTCTTTTTCCTATATAATGATTTCCTAACTTGAGTAAGGAACTGTGATGAGCGATTTTCTTTGGGTAGAATCTTACCGACCTAAAAAAGTTGATGACTGTATTCTACCAGAATCTCTTAAAAATACTTTTAATCAAATTGTAAAATCTGGTGAAATGCCTAATATGCTGTTTACTGGTACTGCTGGTCTGGGTAAGACTACTGTAGCAAAGGCATTGTGTAATGAACTAGAACTTGACTGGATCCTAATTAACGGTAGTGAAGAGGGGAACATCGACACTCTCCGCACTAAAATTAAACAGTTCGCATCAACTGTATCTCTTCAAGGCGGATATAAGGTGGTCATTCTTGATGAGGCGGATTATCTGAATGCTCAATCGTTTCAACCTGCTCTGCGTGGATTTATTGAAGAGTTTGCAAACAACTGTCGATTTATCTTGACTTGTAACTTCAAGAATCGTATTATTGAGCCACTACATTCTCGATGTGGTGTATATGAGTTTAATACAAATAAGAAGTCTATGGCTGAACTGTCAATGCAGTTTATGAAACGCCTGACTTGGATTTTAGAAAAGGAAGATATTGATTATGATAAAAAAGTTTTGGCAGAACTTATTATTCGGTTTGCGCCTGATTGGCGAAGAGTTATTAATGAGTGTCAGAGATATTCTCTTAGTGGTACTATTGATTCCGGCATTCTTAGTCTCCTTTCTAACAGTTCTGTTAACGACCTTATCGGGTATCTCAAAGGCAAAGACTTCAAGAAAATGAGGTCTTGGGTAAGCAACAATATAGATACAGATACCTCTGGGATTTTCCGGAGCATTTATGATACGATGACTGACACTATTCAACCCAATAGTATTCCTCGTGCTGTTCTAATCCTTGCTGATTATCAGTATAAGAATGCCTTTGTGGCTGATCATGAACTCAATGTTGTTGCTTGTCTAACAGAACTAATGGCTGAGGTAGAATGGAAATGAAACAACAATTAACAATTTATACTCAACCTGATTGTATGTACTGTGATATGATGAAGTCTAAACTTGATAATTGGGGTTACAAATATATTGTAAAAAATATTCATGAAGACGCTGTGGCAAAATCTTTTGTAAAGGCAGAAGGTCATAGAACTGTCCCACAACTTTACTATGGTAGGGCTCATATCAATCCTAATATCAACACCGAGGAATACACTCAAAGTATTCTAGAAGAGTATATCGGTCACTTGGATTCTGCGTTATGAAAGTAGGATTTACCTGTAGCACTTTTGATCTGCTCCATGCTGGTCATGTAATGATGTTGCGTGAAGCAAAAACTGTTTGCGATTATCTGATCGTTGGGTTACAAACTGATCCAACGATTGATCGCCCAGAAAAGAATGCGCCTGTACAAACACTCGTTGAGAGATATATTCAACTTTCAGGGATTGAGTATGTTGATGAGATTATTCCATATCAAACTGAACAGGATCTTGAAGATATTTTAAATATGTTTGCGATTGATGTACGTATCCTCGGCGAGGAATATAAAGACGGTAAGTTTACAGGACGTGCGATTTGCGCTAAACGTGGAATTGAGTTATACTATAATAAACGTGATCATCGTTTTTCATCATCTGATTTAAGGAAAAGAGTTGCCCATGAGCAATCCATTCGAGTTCGTCAAGGCGATCAATAATAAACAAAACATCATGCGTGATGATTTGGATGAGAAGGCATATAATTCTTTTATGATTAATCATGCCTTTTCATATTTTCCAGATACAGTTCTTCTCGCTAATGAAATGAATGTGTACCATAATATTGATTCTAAACTCAAATTCGACTTTCTTATAAATACAATAAGAAAGAATCCGAAGCGATTTTCTAAATGGAATAAATCGCAGAAAGATGATGGTTTTGAGGCGGTGAAAGAATATTATGGGTATAGCAATGAGAAAACTCGTTCTGCTCTTTCACTACTTTCTACTGAAGAAATAAACATAATTAAAAAGAAGGTAGATCATGGCGGAAGAAAGAGAAGTAAATCTGGTTGAATGGTCGCCCAGCGACATGTTAGAAGTGACGCTGAATGAACCAGATGATTTCCTAAAAGTAAAAGAGACATTAACTCGTATCGGTATTGCTTCTCGCAAAGATAAGAAGTTGTATCAGTCCTGTCATATTTTACATAAACAGGGACGATATTTTATTACCCACTTTAAAGAGTTGTTTCTCTTAGATGGTAATAAGTCAACCTTAGAGGTAACAGATTTACAAAGACGTAACACGATTGCGACTCTTTTATCAGATTGGGGTCTGGTAACAATTGTAAATACTGAATCCGCCAAAGATGTCGCTCCTCTTCGCCAGATTAAAGTTTTACCTTTTAAAGAAAAGAATGATTGGGAACTTTGCCCCAAGTATAATATTGGGAAATAGTGTTTTCTAATTAAAGCTTGACTTTTCTCCTATGATAGCGTATAAATAATTTTGTAGATGCGAATAATCGGTCTACTTTCTCGCTAATCATAGGAGATTTCAGATGACTAATAATCAAAAGTACGCTCGTTTTCCTCGATCCGCATTTGTAGGGTTTGATCATATTTTCAAAGAACTTGAAGACATGACCAAACACGCTGCTGATCATTATCCTCCGCACAATATTATTAAAGACGAAGATATGAAGTATCGTATCGAAGTCGCAACTGCGGGTTTTAAGGAAGAAGAGTTATCGGTAGAACTAAAAGATGGTATCCTTGAAGTGAACGGTGACCACACACCAAGAGGTCTAGAGTTCATTCACAAAGGCATCTCCACCCGTAAGTTTCATCGGTCTTTTAGACTGTCTGAATATACACAAGTTACAGGAGCTTCTCTGGAGAACGGTATTCTAGCAATTCATTTAGAAGTCGTTCTGCCCGAAGAGAAGAAGCCTCGCAAAATCGAAATCAATAATCGCAGCGAGGTAACAACAAATGCTGAACTTCTTACGGAAAGCCGGTAAAGGTCTAATCGAAGCACGAATGCACCACGCCTACTATGGCGTAGCAAACTACATCCAACGTGAATATAACACTGGTGTTCCCACTGGTGAATTAGTTGATATGTTAAAGAAGGATGGATACGATGCAGTCATTCGCAAAGTCGGTTAAGAATTATATCGCAAATGCAATCAAGAGAGCAGCTATGACTGATGAAGAAAGATATCTTTCTGACTCGGTTGATCTTGTCGATCTTGAGCAACGGCAGAAAGTAATCGCATATGGTCAAGCACCATATCAGATTAACGGCAGACACTGGTTAGATGCTAAGTCTTATCAGTAATTGAAGAGGGTGGCTTCGGTCACCCTTTTTCTATTGACAAATTGCACAATATACAGTATAATTATCTTTCAAACTTTGAAAGGGTGACGATGCAGTTTTATACATCAGTCAATCGTCTTGGAAATAATATCCTTGTTCGTGGATATAAAGACGGTATTAAAATACAAGAACGCATTAAGTTCAAACCAACATATTATGTTCCTACAAAAGAAAAAACTATTTGGAAATCTTTAAATGGACAACCAGTTGCACCAGTCACCTTCAACTCTGGCAGGGAAGCGAGAGAGTTCCTTGACCGATATAAAGGAGTGGATAATTTTGAGGTGGTGGGCAATACAAATCATGTTGCTCAGTGGGTTTATGATGTTTATCCTAACCAAATTAAATTTGACCGTGAAGTTATCAACACGACCACAATCGACATTGAGGTGGCTTCCGACGACGGATTCCCTGAGCCAGATACTGCCGATCATCCTGTCATTACAATCACTGCTAAGAATAATATTGATAATCTGTATCACGTTTGGGGTATGGGTGATTATACGGCAGAGTCAACAAATATCAAATACTATCAATGCGATGACGAATATGAATTACTTTTATCTTTCATTGCTTTCTGGAGTAATCCTTCTAACTGCCCTGATGTAATTACCGGATGGAATACTACATTCTTTGATGTTCCATATCTTGTAAATCGTATCACTAAAGTTCTTGGAGAAGATAAGGCAAAGAAACTTTCTCCCTGGGAACATATTCGTGAACGTAAGGTTCAAAAGAATAATCGTGAACTGCTTGCTTATGAGTTATCTGGCATTCAGCAGTTAGATTACCTTGACCTCTTTCAGAAGTTTGGTTACACTTATGGCACGCAAGAGTCATATAAACTTGACCATATTGCGCATGTTGTTCTTGGTGAAAAGAAACTATCCTATGATGAATATGGTTCGCTTCATTCCCTGTATAAACATGACTTTCAAAAGTTTGTAGATTATAACATTAAAGACGTTGAACTTGTTGATCGTCTCGAAGATAAACTTGGTCTGATTACACTTGCGATGACTATGGCATATAAAGCAGGTTGTAACTTTGTAGATACCTTTGGAACAACTGGTATCTGGGAAACGATTATCTATCGAGACCTGATGTCTCGTAAGATTGTTCCGCCTCTTAAGAAAAATAAAGATAAGCAGAAATATCCTGGCGCATATGTAAAAGAACCTACTCCTAACATGTATGAGTGGGTGGTATCTTTTGACCTTGCATCACTGTATCCTAATATTATTGTACAGTGGAATATGTCGACTGAAACTATATCTAACAGTTTTAATTCCAATGTTTCGGTTGAATCTTGCCTGAATCAACTTCCAATACAAAATAAACCGAATGAAACTGTCGCTGCCAATGGTGTGACTTTCCGTACTGATGAAGTTGGGATCCTACCTCGTATTGTAAAAGATTATTATGTTGAGCGTAAAGTGATTAAGAAAGGTATGCTCGATGCTAAACAGCGGCAACAAAAAGAGGGTAACTCTTATGAGATCGAGAAAGAAATTGAACATCTAGAAAATCAACAGATGGCAATTAAGATTCTACTTAACTCTCTTTATGGTGCGCTTGGCAACAAATACTTTAACTATTTTGATCAGCGCATCGCTGAGGCAATTACCTATAGTGGTCAGCTGTGTATTCTCTGGGCTGAACGTGCTATGAATGCTGCGATGTCTGAAGCATGTGAGATTGAAGATGATTATGTAATTGCGATTGATACTGACTCACTCTATGTTAATATGAAACCATTGATTGATAAGTTTCAACCCAAGAACCCTATCAACTTCCTATCTGAGCTGGGCGAAAAGCATTTCCAGCCTATCCTTGCGAAAGAATATGCTAAACTTCATGAGTATATGAATTGTAAAGAAAATCGCATGGACATGGAACGTGAGGTAATCGCTGACCGTGGAGTCTGGACTGCCAAGAAGCGATACATTCTAAACGTGCTGGACAATGAAGGGGTGCGCTATACTGAACCCAAGATGAAGATCATGGGCATTGAAGCTATCAAGTCATCCACTCCACAGGTTGTGCGAGATAAGTTTAAGCAAGCATTTAAAATTATTATGGAGGGTGATGAAGAGCGCACTCAAAAGTTTATCGCTGACTTCCGTGAGGAATTTAAGTCTTTGCCTCCGGAGGATGTATCATTCCCCCGTGGCGTTTCTAATATTACTGGATGGATTGACCGCAAGACTGTATATAAAAAGGGTTGCCCCATTCACGTAAGAGGTTCCATCCTTTATAACAATATGCTAAAAGACCTAAACCTTTCTAAAAAGTATGAAGATATTAAAAATGGAGAAAAGATAAAGTTTACATATTTAAGCTTGCCTAATCCTCTAAAAGAGAATATTATATCTTACCCTCAAGTTTTGCCTCAGGAGTTTAAATTGCATCGGCATGTAGATTATGATAAACAGTTTGAAAAAACTTTCGTTGAACCGCTGCGAGTGATTCTCGATGCTGTTGGTTGGGAAGTTGAAAAGACTGTTTCGATTGAGGACTTTTTTACATGAGGAGTTACAAAACTCCACTTCGGTATCCTGGCGGAAAATCCCGTGCTGTAGATTATCTGTTCTCGGATAAAAATCTGCCAACAGATATTCAAGAATATCGTGATCCATTCCTTGGGGGTGGTAGTCCTGCGATTGCCTTTACTAAAAAGTTTCCGAATATTCCTGTTTGGGTGAATGACAAATATACTAATCTATATTATTTTTGGATTACTCTTCGAGATAACGTACAGGATCTCTATGATATAATTGTAAGTAAGCGTTCTGAATATGATACAGATGAAAAAGCGAAAGAACTATTTTTAAAACTGCGTGATGATATTTTAGAACAGACTGATCCTTTTGAAATTGCTTGGAGATTTTATATTATTAACAAATGTTCTTTTTCTGGTCTGACTTTAAACTCTGGATTTTCTAAATCAGCATCAGTTAAAAATTGGACATATCAGAATATTAAGTCTTTGAAGGTTTATAGCAATCTAATACAGAACTGGAAGATTACAAACACAGATTATACTGAACTCTTAACGGATAATAAAAATGCTTTCGTGTTCCTTGATCCACCTTATGATCTAAAAACTGATTACACTTTAAGTGGCGGTGATGGTGAAATTTTGTATGGTCAGAAAGGCGATATGCACAAAGGGTTTAATCATGTGGAGTTTTCAGAGAATCTAAATAAACACAAATCTATGATGATGGTTACATATAATTCTAATGAGAATATTCGTAAACTGTTTGATGGATGGAGGCAAATTGAATGGGATCTATCATATACGATGGTAACATCCAGTAAAGAATATATGACTGATCAAAAATCTCGCAAAGAACTTCTTTGTTTAAACTATGAACAATATAATCCACTAGGAGAATTTTATGACTAACTTTCGTAAAGTAATTGAATTTATGGAGACTTATGGTCAGGAGGTTAAAACTACTCCAGAGTTTCCTGATGCCACAACTACACATTTGCGTGTAGATTTGATTCAAGAAGAATTAGATGAATTAAAAGAGGGTATCGTAAATAATGACTTGGTAGAAGTTGCTGATGCTTTGACTGATTTGCTTTACGTTGTGTATGGTGCTGGAGCAGCATTCGGATTAGAGCTTGACAATTGCTTCAAAGAAGTTCATAATAGTAACATGTCTAAACTCGGGGAAGATGGTAAACCTATTTACCGTGACGATGGTAAAGTGATGAAAGGTCCCAACTTCCGTGAACCAGATCTGAAAGGTATTATCGAAAATGGACTATGATATTCAAGAAGTCGATGGTGTAAAGGTTTATACTGCATCTAAGTGGTTAGAATGTGAGGATAAGCTGGGTAAGTTTATGGAAGATGAGGATTATGATCTCCTCGTTGAACATGATGCTGACTTTTATGCCCCAACTCCTTATGGTCAAGAAAACAGTGAAGAAAATATTATTTTTAAATATCGCCGAGGTATTTTCACCGAGGAAGAGCAAATCTCTGCATATGACGCTCTGAGAGACGCTGCGACCGAGTCTCAGAACCGTGGTATCGCTGCTGGTCCACGTGGTGAAATGCTCGATACTAAGGGACGTGGTGGTCGTGAATGGGTTACGCCATATCAGGAAGCAGTTCTTGAATGGATGATTAATGCTCAGACTTCTCTATTCGGTGAAACTACTATTGAAGATATTCGTGCCAAGTATAGTAATCCTAAAAACGATGAGGAAACTCGTGGTCGTGTTTGGTTGCGCTCTGAGGTTACTAAAGAATATCCTGATTACTTTGGTTGGTTTGATAAGTGGGCAGATGCTCAGCTTGAGTTGACTCCTGAAGATCGTGCTGCTAATGCTGAGTGGGTAAATAAAAAGTTTATTTCTGGCACAACTTATGCTCAGTCAGTTAACTCTGGTATTGCTGGGTTCTATGATCGTTACCCACGTATTCCTTATGGTCGTATGACTTCTTATACTGAGCAGAACTGGGATAAGTCTGAAGGATGTTATCCATTCATGCGTAAACTTTCTAATCAGTTTAAAGAACTTCTACCTGTTCGTTATGGTGTGCAAGAACGTGAAGCAAATAAACTTGAT